AAGAGGTAGAGGTACCTGTTGTTGAAACACCAGTTGTTGAAACACCAAAACCTAAAAAAGTTGAACCTAAAAAACCTAAGTGGGAAATAAAAGATAGAGTTTATTATTTAAAAAGTAATAAAAAACCCTTGTCAAGAACAATAAAAAGTTGTGACATATATTATTTTGACGAAGAAAAAGGATACGAAAGAGAGCTTAAGTATTGTCAAAATCAAAAAACGCCTTTTGTAGACGAAATGACAGGAGACCAAAGACTAGAGCATATTATTTTTAGAAATGGTGCTTTGTTTGTAGAAAAGTCTAAAACTACTTTGCAAAAATTATTATCATTGTACCACCCGCACAGAGAAAAGTTATATTATGAATATAACCCTGTGCAAGAAGCTAATAGTGATATTGAATTATTAGAACTAGAAGCAGATGCTATAGTTATAGCTAGAGATATGGATTTAGATTTAGCTGAAGCTATTATGCGCGTAGAGGTTGGATCTGAGGTATCTAAGATGAGTTCTAAAGAGCTTAAACGTGATTTATTAGTATTTGCTCGTAATAATCCTAGTTTATTCTTAGAGTTAGCCGCTGATGATAATGTGCAACTTAGAAACTTTGGTATTAAAGCTGTTGAACTTGGTATAATTAAATTATCAAAAGATCAAAGAAATTTTTTATGGGGTTCTAACGATAGAAAAATAATGACTGTTCCGTTTGATGAGCATCCATATACTGCTTTGGCACATTGGTTTAAAACTGATGAAGGTATGGAGATATATTCAAACATACAAAAAAGATTAAATTAATCAACCTGTAGAAGTGATCGCCCTACGGGGCGATTACAACTACAATTATAATATGAAATCAAAAGGTTTAGGCGATACAATAGAAAAAATAACAACTGCAACAGGCGTAAAGAAGTTTGTTCATAAAATAACAGGTGGAGGATGTGGTTGTGAAAAAAGAAAACAAATATTAAATAAGGTTTTTCCTTATAAAAAAAATAAATAAATGGTAAGTGTAGATACTGTATATCAAAGAGTTTTAGCTTTAGCTAATAAAGAACAGAGAGGATATATACCTCCTGTTAAGTTTAATTTATATGCTAACCAAGCTCAAATGGATATATTTGAACAATATTTTTATGATAGATCTCAATTTGGTAGACGTAGTGGTAATCAAACAATGTATGCTGATCCAATAGATATATTAGAAGAAAAAATTGAAATATTTCATAGAGCTGAAACTTTAATAAACACATCTAGTCCTATTAATATATTTGACTTGCAAAATTTAACTGAAGATTATTATAGACTAGCTAAAGTTATAACAAAAGGTGATGCGCTTAAAGGAGATACTCTTGGAAATAATGAACATGGCAATATTGTAGAAAAATTAACTCATAGCAAATTTGAGTTAGTAAAAAGATCTTCATTAATTAAACCATCACTTTTAAGACCTGTTTATTATTTAAAAGATACTAGTATAATTTTAGAGCCAGATACTATAGGTTCAATAGAAATAAACTATATAAGAAAACCAAAAAACGTAGTTTGGCAAGGTACTTCTGTAGGTGATCAGTTAGTTTATGCTAGTGGTACAGATTTTGAACTTCATATTTCTGAAGAAACAAAATTAGTAATGAAAATACTACAACTCGCTGCTATTGAAATGAAAGATCCTCAACTTTATAGAGTAGCGTCATCAGAAGATATAAAAAATATTCAACAAGAAAAACAATAATTAAATGGGAATATTACAACAATCACAATATAGTTACTATAATAATCCCTCAGATTTTGGTAACTATCAGTTTACATCACTACAAGATATTATAAATCAATTTATGGTAGTTTATGTTGGTGAAGAAAAACTAATAACTAAAACAAATAGAACAGACGTAGCCTTTCACGCGCAAAGAGCTTTAGCTGAGTTGTCTTTTGATACGTTTAAATCTATAAAATCTCAAGAAATACAACTACCACCTTCATTAACAATGATACTTCCTCATGATTATGTTAACTATACTAGAGTTTTGTTTGTTGATAACTCTGGTATAAAACACCCTTTATATCCTACAAAACATACTCAAAATCCTTTTAAAATATCTCAAAAAGAAGATAAGTCTTATGATTTTAAATTTGATGCAGATATAATTTTTAATGGTGACTTTAGTGATAGTATACCTAGCTCAAGTCCTCCAGCTGCACCTTCTCAAGATTGGATAAAAGGAAATGTTTTTGGCGGTACTAGCGCTTTACCATCTGATGACAAGCTTCATATTGTTAATGGCCAATTAGTTTTTGAGCACGGTAGCACTTCGTCTACATTTGACGCTAGTAATAATACAGTTCCAGGCGTTACAACAAGTAGAGCTTATTCTTGTAGACAAAAAATAAACGTAGATGGTATAGATACTATAGATTTGTCTGCTGTTGGTAAATCTGCGGCAGCGGCAACAGGAAAAGGTGTAGGAACTATAAGAGTAGGTATTAGTAGCTTAACGTATCCAGACTATGATCCAGATGTAGGTAATCCTAACAAAAACAACGACCCATCTCTTAACAATACCGACGAAATATTTGACATTTATACCGTTAGTGGCTCAAGAGCTTTAATAACATTTAACGATGGTTTAAACACGGAGTCAACACTTTCAGTAACAGATATTGATGTTAGCAACGAAACAGAAGTTTTTGTTTTGATAACTAGTTTTATAGAAGATTTTACTGATAGTTCGTTAGCTAATAGTCAAAATATAGTAGATAATATAGTTGTAAATTGCGATGCTATTTCTTCTAATTTAATAGAAGGAGGCGAGTCTACAACTTGGAGTAATTACAAATCTGACAAACCTAGCGAAAATCAACAGCACGATTATGATTACGACGATCATATATTTGAAGCAAATGTTGGTAAAAGATATGGTTTAGATCCAGCACACGCGCAAGATAATGGCTCTTATTATATAGATAATTTAAGAGGTAAGATACATTTTAGTTCAAATCTAAGCGGTAATACAATCGTGTTAGATTATATTAGTGATAGCTTAGGAACTGATGAAGAGATGCAAGTGCATAAATTTGCAGAAGAAGCAATGTACAAAAGTATAATATATGCTATATTATGTACTAGGGCAAATACACCTGAATATGTTGTTCGAAGATATAAAAGAGAAAGATTTGCTGCTATTAGACAAGCTAAACTTAGACTGTCTAATATTAAGCTAGAAGAAATTACACAAATACTTAGAGGTAAATCAAAACAAATAAAACACTAATTAAATGCCTGAAATAAAAAATAGTTTTGTTAAAGGTCGTATGAATTTAGACCTTGACAAAAGAATAATACCAAGTGGTGAATATACAGAAGCTTTTAATGTTCAAGTATCTACATCTGAAGATTCAGACGTTGGTAGTGTTCAAAATATATTAGGTAATGAAAAGCTAACTAGTTTTTTAGAAAATGTAACTGACACAAACCTTATTTGTATAGGATCTATTTCTGATGAGAAAAAAAATAGATTTTATTGGCTTGTAGTTATAAGTGATGACGACGGTGTTGATATAGCTAGCGCTATAATAGAACATAATGTAGATTTAAATAATACAACGCCTATAATTATAGACGGTGATAATAGTAGATTAGAATTTAATAGCAATAATTATATAACAGGTATAAATGTTGTAGATGATTTTTTATTTTTTACAGATGGCGTAACAGAGCCAAAAAAAATAAATATAGAACATTTTAGACAGAACGCTCATACAGATCTTGTTGATGCTAATAATAATATAATAACTAGTAATTTTTATGTTAATAATATAAATACTGGTAATAGATTTACAAAAGAAGATATTACTGTAATAAAAAGAAAACCTACAAAACCACCTGTTTTAGAATTAGAAACTAGTGTTTTATACGGTCAATCTATTGATCCGAATAGATCAGTGTATGTAGCTCCTTTTTCTTTTTTAGGTTATGGTTATGGCTCTACAGCATCAAATCCTATTATTAAATTTATATTACCAAATGATGTTATTGTTCAAAGTGGTAATCAATATTTAGATCCTTCAACTAATTTACCCGCGGATTATACAACGTTTAGCAATCTTCCTGCTTCTACTGGAAGTACTACTTATAATACATCAGCACCTAGTGGTGTAGCACACGATATACAAGACGCTGTTTTAGGTGTTCCTTTTAGTATTGGTCAAATTATATTAATGAGTGACTCAAACTCTCCTGGATCATTACCAACCAATGCGCAGATTAGAATGGAAGTTGTGAATATAACTTATCAAGGTGGTAATTACATTAGTGGATCTGCAATAAACGAAGAGGTTTACGCCGATGTTGAATTTGAAATAATATCTATAGATCCACTTCTTTCTCCTACTGAGTTGATTTTTAATTGGAGTTTTGAAAACGAACAAGATATATTGTATGAAACACAGTTTGCTAGATTTGCATATAGATATAAATATCAAGATGGTGAATATTCTGCTTTTGGGCCGTTTAGTGAAGTAGCTTTTGCGGCAGGTCCATTTAACATACACCCTACTAGAGAGCCGTATAACACGGGCATGGAAAATCGTGTTACAAAAATTATTTTAAAAGATTTTGTTACTTATGACATACCTTTAGAAGTTGTAGAAATAGATTTATTATATAAACGAGAAGATTCTAATGTTATATATTCTTTAGACACTATAAAACCTACAAACGCAGATGGATCAAATAATATTGCTTGGCATAATATTAACAGTTCTAATGCAAATATAATACTTCCATCTGGAACTATCACACCAGCAAGTGATAGAGGTTATTATGAAATAACAAAAGATTTAGTATACAGCGCTATTCCAGAAAATCAATTTTTAAGACCATGGGATAATGTACCAAAAAAAGCAAAAGCGCAAGATTTTACGGCAGGAAGATTAATATATGGTAATTATACTCAAAATATTAATTTAAAACCTGCAGATTACTCTAGTATGAGAATAGTGTTAGAAAATAGAGGTTTTCATCAAGGAGATTATGCTAGTTTTATAACTGGAGAAAAATCTATAAAATCTCAAAGAACATATCAAGTTGGTATAAGTTTTTTAGACTTGTATGGTAGAGAAACACCTGTTTTTACTTCAAGTGAAAGTAATTCTTATAATGTAAATTATAATTGGAATAATGGTCCTAATGGAAATGCTTCTAGATCAAATAGACTTGCTGTTCAAAATATACCTCAAATAGAACACGTTTATCAGACTGTAACAGTAACAGGCGTTGAACATAGCAATGGTACTGTTGGTCAGTATTTCTTTTTTGAAATAAATGATATGAATGATTTATTATCCCAAGAATATGATAATTTTTCAATACACGATATAAAGCAATACAGACCAACTGCTAATCCTTCTGGTGGTGTTGTTAATATTTTAATATATGAAGGACCGGTTAGAATATGGAATCAACAAAGTGCTAACTCTGGCTCTGCCTCACCTTCTGGTGGTGTTACTAAAGGTCATGGTAGATATGAACCTTTTTCTTCTTCTAGTGTAAACGATTGGCAAGAGGGAGATATTATAAGTATAGAAACTGACGCAAAGTTTTTTAAAATATTTGTAAAAGAAACAGCTTCTGAGTATTATAATTTAGTATTAGATCGAGTTTATGTAGCTGAAGAAGATGGTAATTTATGGCTTTCTTTTCCTTCTTCTGATAGAAACAAAATAAAAGAAGATGATTTTATTATACTTAAAAAAACAATAGATTCAAACGACCAGGTTGATGATGAAAATAAATTTAAAATAATAGATATAAAAAATGAAGCGCCGCAGTTTATAAAAACAAAGCATAGATCTTTAGGCATTTTAGATGGAGGTGGTAATTTAACAGGTACTAATGGTTTATTTCCAGATATTAATAACCAACCTACTCCTGAATCTAATAAAATAATAATAAATAAACAATCATTTGTTGATGAAGATGTTAATGATATAAAAGACGTTTTTGATTCTGGAAAAGAAATTTCTATTGAATTTCAAAAAACTACCGCAACAACAACTTTAATATCTAGAAGATATAGAATAGTTTCACTTGAGGATCTTTCAGCCAGTTTATCACTTGATCAATATAGAATAGTTATTGATAGACCTATTTTTATTCAGGATGGCTGGATAGAAACTAGTACTAGTGTATTAGACCCAGCTTTAAAAACAAAGTTTTCAGTACAAGAAAATAAAGATTTACAAGAGTTTCAAGGTAGATTTTTTGTTAAAATAAAATCTGATATAATTACATCTCAGTATCTTATAAACCAACCGATTACGTCTGTTCTGCAAAGTATAATAGATTCTTCTACGCAGATATTTTCTTTAATGAATCCAGATTTGTTTTTAGGGCAAAATCCTACGCCTGGTAGTCCTCCTGTTCAACCTTCACTACCAAACACTAGCGACGCATCTGACACTCAAAGTGATTGGCAAACAAATTTAGATTTTAATGGAAACGCACAAAACAACGGTGGAGTTAATAGTGGATGGTTTATTGATGGCGCTTATATGGCCGCACAACAACCAACTGTAAGTAGTAACATAGGTTTATATGCTGGCATGGGCACTCCTTCTTCAAATCCAGGTGCAACTGGCTTACTTTATGATGTTTCTTGTAGTGGTAATTTAATGAACAATTACTTTGGGCCAGTTTATCCTTTATCAGCAGGATTTGTTAGTAGTGGATGGATACATAGTAGTTACGGAAGTGGTTTGGCTAGTAGCACTCCAGATACCACCGTTACTCTGGCTGATGGTGGTTGGGTAGATGGTTTACAAGGTATTATAAACGCTAATTTTGAGCACAATAATACATCTGGTGGTGGACAAGTTAATGGTGCTAGAGCTTGGAAAAGTCAATTAGGTACTTATGGTGATGTTGGTGAGCAGGTTTACGGGCCTCAAGGAACAACAGGTCATTATTTACATCTTTCTTTTTCTGGAGTTGGCGTAGCACTGCATGATGGATCTGATCTTAATGGTAATGATAATTTTCCACCAGTTAGTTGGTATGATAGCAATGCTTCAACTGCTGATGATTGGGAGCCTAGCGCAAAAATAAACTTACAATCTATAGAAAACTACAATACACAAGCAGCCCCTGAACACAAGGTTTGTAATGTAGAACAAACAGGCTCCGCGTCGGGAGGTTTTGACGTTAACAAAATTAAATATCAATGGACTCCATATGGAGACGCTAGTATTGGTAATTATAACCAAGGAAATAAAGATTTAGTAGATAATTTAGTTCCTGGCAATAAATTTAGATTTGCTAATGACGCTTCAGAAACAGAATTTACAATACTAAACGTTACTGAAAAAAGAATTTATAATCATACTGCTTGGAATAGAAAAACCGCATGGAGCACTCAAGGAGGTCCGGGGTCTGCAACAAGTGGCGTGATAGAAGATACAAGCACAGTACACTATGCTTGGCACAAGTTTGTTGCTGCATCTATTGATGGAAATGGTCCTGATACTGATGCTGCGTTTAATAATTTAGCGGTCGCGTTGAAAAAATTTGGTTCGCCTGACAACAGGAGAGTTTGTTACATACTTGAGTTAGATCAAAGTCCAGAAGATTTATTAAATAATCCAGAAAATTTAGGTGGACCTTCTTCTACTGTAGAATTTACAGATATAGAGTTTGTTCAACCGTTTTTTGAAAATGGACTTAATCCAGTAAGTAATAATCCAGCTATATTTGAAACAGAACCAAAAGAAAATTTAGATTTAGATATATTTTATGAGGCTTCTCAAGCATATCCAATGCAGTTAGACTTATCAACTCAATCTTCAATAGACAATAGAAAAGGTTATTTAATAGCTTCAATAGGAGACAAAGCAAGATCTAGTAAAGTACCAGCAAATACATCTGTATACGCATCGCAATCCCAACCAATATATATTGATTGTAGAGTAAAATCTTGGGATGGTAATATTGTAGAGTTAGATCTTGGGCTTTTTACAATTGATACTTTACCTAATGGTAGTTCAGCAGCAACAAGTGGTGCACAAGGACTAACTGATCAAACAGCTATTTTTGAAGGAAGTTTTATTGAATTTCATAAAGAAGACGGAAGCTATGCTAAAATGCAGGTTGTTGAAGTAGAGGAAATAACAACTGGTGTAGCTGCTATTCCTGGTAGTAATACTACTTTTAACCTTATTACTAAACTTAAGTTAGACCCAAAGGTTGGTAAAGTTGGCTTATCATATTACAATTGTTATTCATTTGGTAATGGTGTAGAATCTAATAGAATACGTGATGATTTTAATAGAGTTTTTATAAAAAACGGAGTAAAAGCTTCTACAACACTACAAGAGCAATATAAGCAAGATGTTAGAGGTAGTGGTTTAATATTTTCTGGTATATATAATAAAAATACTAGTTTAAATGATTTAAACCAGTTTATAATGGCAGAAAAAATAACTAAAGAACTAGAGCCAACTTATGGTAGTATACAAAAGTTATTTGCAAGAGATAGTGATTTAATCGCTCTTTGCCAAGATAAAATAGTTCAAATTGCAGCAGACAAAGATATTATATTTAATGCTGACGGCAGGCCACAATTAACAGCTTCAAATAAAGTTTTAGGTCAGTCGAGACCTTTTGTTGGCGAATATGGTATATCAAATAATCCAGAATCATTTGCATCTTCTTCTTATAGAGCTTATTTTACAGACAAACAAAGAGGTGCTGTGCTTAGGTTATCAATGGATGGTTTAACACCTATATCTTCCGCTGGCATGAAAGACTTTTTTAAAGACAAGCTTGAAGGTGATTATTTTAATATATTAGGAACTTACGATTCTAATAAAGATAATTATAATTTAACTTTTGACAATGGTGCGTCTGAGGATGGTTCTGGAAATTTTTCGTTTAACATAGATAATGATGGCGAAAACTCTGATTTTAAATCTACAGACACTGATGTTACAGTTACTTATAAAGAAAACGTTAAAGGTTGGGAAAGTTTTAAAGGTTTTATACCTGAAGCTGGTTTAAGTTGTGCTAATGATTATTTTACAATAAGAAACGGTCAAATATATAAGCACACTGATACCATGAGAAGCTTTTTTTATAATACACAGCAAGGTTCTTTTGTTACAACAGTTTTTAACAATGCTCCTACAACAGTAAAACATTTTAACACTTTAAATTACGATGGAGAACAAGGTTGGAGATGTGATTTTATAGAAACAGATTTAAACACAGGAACAACTTTACACGACTTTTTAAATAAAGAAAATAAATGGTTTTCTACTATAATAGATGATGGTACTAGTAATGTTGTTTCTAATAATTCTTTTAGCTTTCAAGGCATAGGCGTGGCTAGTAATATAGAATATAATATATAGATATGAAAAAAATAAAAAGCATAGTTCTTGGCAAGTCATTTTTAAAAAATACTTCATCAATCCTTAGTTATAAAATACAAGGAGATACTGGTGCTGTTTTTAGTTTACAAGTTAAAGACAGCTCTTCTCCTAATAAGTTTTATAATTTTGAAACAAATACTTTTACAAACACTTTTACCTCAGAAAACACACTTTCAAATGTTGTTTTAAGTTCTAACTTGTACGAATCAAGTATTTTAATACCAGATGGAAGTAGTGGTAATGAGTATAGATTTTTAGTTTTTGCAGAGCCAATATTTAACACAGAAATAGTAGGGGAAAATAGTTTTTTTTTAAAAAAAGATATAACGCAAAAAGGAGAATCAGTTGTTAGGTTTAGCACTTCTTCAGATCAAACAGCCTCAAATTTTGTTGGATTAGGTACTAATGTTGGTAGTATCACTGGTAACTCAGGAAAAACTGCTAATTCTATAATAACCGTTTCAGACTATTCTATTGCAGACAGTGGTGATGGTACTGCTCTTGGCTATAAGTTTAGTTTTAGCACAAGAAGTAAAACTCAAAAAGTAGCTGCTGATAAACAACCTATAGATAGTGACTTTTTTACTTCACAATCAAAAACAACAAGTGGTAGTGGTAGTAGTGCTACAGCTATGGTTTTAACAAATATAGACAACTTAGTTATAGGCATGAGTTTAATTAGTATTACAAGTAGTGTTGTAACAACTAGTGGTAGTTTAGGTGTACTTACTTTTCCTACTATTACAGCTATAGATACAGATACTAAAACTGTAACTTTGTCAAGTGCACATAGTTGGGCTGATAATAAAGCGGTTGTTTTTAGGGCTTATGGTAGTGATTTAATAAGAGAATCAACAGGTGGTGTTTTTTCTTTTAATAATTTTACAGTTGAACCTTCTACACAATTTGGTACGGTTGTTGTTAATGGTACTACTGCTGGAAACACTACTGTTGTTGTAGATACTTTAAGTGGTATTTCTATTGATAGTAGAATATTTGGTGCCGGAGTTGATACAACTGAGGATAATAACAAAATAGAAAACCTTAGCTCAAACGGCTTAACGTTAACTATGGGTGGAAACCAAGAAATAAAAGATAATGTTCCTTTAAAAGTTTTAGGATCTTCTACGTCAACACTGATAAATGGAGAAATATTAATTAGTACGTTTCCTAGTATATCTACGGATATTTTTTATGATATAGATAGGTCACATATACTAGCAACAACAGCATAAATTATGGCAGATAGAATAAAATTTTCAAACCCAATAAACGTTTCTGTTCAAGTCGGAGATACATTATATTGGACTCAATACAATCAAATCACAAATGTTGCGAATCAAACACCTATACTTGTTGGAGAAGTAATAAATGTTGGTGTAGATTTTGTTGACGTAGATAACGCGCCATCGTTTACGCCAAAAAACATGCTGTTTATGTTTAGAAAGCCTAATGAAAATAATGCAGGTATAAAAGGTTACTATGCGGAAGTTAAATTATCTACGTTTAGCCAAGGTGAACTTGGTGGTAATTTTTTATTTAAGAAAACAGAATTGTTTACTGTTGGCTCTGAAATAGCTGAAAGTAGTAAATAAAATATAAAAAGTGTAATTATAAATACATAAAACAAAGAATATGAATATAGTAGGATATAGATCTCCTTTTAAGAAAGCTTCACCATTAAAAAATCCAGCGTTATATCAAATAGGTATGGCTGCAGCTCCAGGTATAATTGGTGCTATTGGTAGTTTGTTTGGTTCTAGAAGAAGAAGAAGAGAGCAAAAAGCAGCAGCCGCAGAGTTGCAAAGAAGAAGAGAAGCTTTTGAAAGTATACAATATGTAAATCCATATGCAAATTTAACAAACCCATATGCTGGTTTACAAAACCCTTATGCCGAAAACTTATATGAAGACTTAGGTGTAAATACGCAAGCAGCAGATTTTTTAAGAGAACAACAACAACAGTCTCAAGCTAATTTAATGCAGCAGTATAGAGGTGTTGCTGGTGGCTCTGGTGTAGCTGGACTTGCTCAAGCAATGTCTAATATATCTTCTAAACAAGCACGTCAAGCTTCTCTTGATATAGGTAGACAAGAAAGAGCTAATGAGCTAGCTAGAATAAAAGGTGAACAACAAAAAAGAACTGGTCAGTTTGGTGTTGATAAAATGAAAGCCGGAGCAAAAGGAAAATTAGATATGCTTCAAGCTGAAGGAGAAAGAATTAGAAGAAGTCAGGAAAACGCTAGAACACAAGCTTTATTTGGTTTAAGTTTAGATAGAAAAATGGCTGCTGATAAAGCTAGACAAACTGCTAGGGCACAATTTTATGGTGGTTTAGGTTCTGCCGCGGCTGGTATTGCTGGATTATATGCGCCAGGAGGCATGAGATCAGGTATGTTTGGTGATGATTTGTTTAGTTTAAGTGGTGGAAGATTTGGCACCAATCCGAGTTATGGTATAAGTCCTTCAACAGGTTATAATGTAAATTTACCAGACGAAGGTGGTATACCTGGTTTACCAGATTATTTAGAAAGATAAATATTAAAAATTAAATTATGGCAGACGAAATAAATTTAGAAAACTTAGACATAGATAAAGCTATGGATTTATCAGCTGAAGAACTAAAAACTTTAGGCTTAGATAAAGATAAACTTTTTGATGTTCAACAAAAAGCTACTTTTGCTACAGATCAAGCTTTAGGTGTTGGTGCTGGTGCTTTAACTGGTAAAAAAGTTAATAATTCAGCTATTGATAGTTACATTGCACAAATAGAAAAACCAACCGGTACAGATGTTTATAGCAAACAAGCTGCTATGTACAGAGCTAGAGGTGAAGGTGATTTTTTACGTACACAAAAAAATCTAAGTAATTTATTATTACCCACATTAGATTTAATAAAAAAACGTGAGGCTGCAGCTATGGCTAGATTTACTTTGTTAAAAAATCGTATGCCAGAGTTTGATGATACTACTATATTTGGTGATCAAAGTGGTAATCCTATGCCTGTTTCGGATGAAATAAAAAATATAAGTAACGCAAACAAAGAAGACTTAAGACAGTTATCTCGTTTGAATCCTATGGATGAGAGGTATGATGAGATAAAAAAGAGAGTAGAGAAAAATCAAAAAACTATAGTTAAATTCGATGAAGTAAATAAAAAGTTATTAGAAATAAGGAATGCTGGCACGGACGAATCGCAATGGAGTAGAGGTATGGATGAAACTACTGCAAACATGTGGAGAGATATTTACACTAGCAATGGTAAAAATATAAAAATCCAAGATGGTAATTTAGTTTGGACTGACGAAAAAGGTACAACTAGAAACACTTATAATATACCTGATGATAATACTGGAGGAGGTGAAAATGTTTATGACGATGAAACTCATAGTGTTTTAATGAACAGTAGAGGTGATGATGAAAACAGTGAACAATATAAAAGAGCTGACGCTTTGAGTACATTACACTGGTATGGTGATCAAAATCCTGATGGTAACGACCCAGGAGACGTTTATTCTGAATCAGGCGCAAAAAGCATTCAACAATCACTTAACACTCTTGGTATTACAGACAACGATGGTAACGCACTTGAAGTAGATGGTAAATTTGGGCCTAAAACAAGAGAGGCTTTTAAAAAATATTTAAAAGTTAGAGGTGAGTTAAACGAACAACATCTTGATAAGTATATGACGGAAGAAGACGCTGAAAAATATAGAACTACTACGACTACAGGTGTTGGTGAAACAAGAGTTATAGATTTATCACAAATAGGTGATGGTCCTACAATGATAAATAGTAAAGCTGTTAATCAAGATATATTGATAAGAGGTAATGCTCAAGAACTTATAAATCAAGGCGTAGGCGTAGATGATCCTATGTATAACACATTAATTAAGCAGCAAATATTTGAATTAAATAACATTGGACCAGATGGTATAAAATCTTTAATATTTGATGGTCTTCGTAATGATCCTGATAGTATCTATAATGGTATTAATACAGATAGCTTTATGGAGCAAGTTATAAAAAATCATTATGGTTCAGACTTGTCAGAAGAAGAAATAGCAGAAAAGATAGAGTTAATGAGAGCTGATGATGTTACGCAAATGTATAATAACGGTAAAGGTGGTCAAGACACTTTACAGACTCAGTTTATGGAGTGGTATAAAAAAGAAATTGACACACAAATTACAGAAGGTAAAAAATCTAAAGTTGTTGGGACACCCACTGGCACAGGAACTGGTACTGGTACTGGTACTGGTACTGGCACAGGAACTGGAAGTACTGCTATTTTAAACAGTCAATTAGGATCAACGCTTCAAGATAATGCTGTTGTTTATGACTGGGGTTCTCGTGGAGTTCAACCTTATACTATTGAAAATTCATTAAATGGTATTTCGTTAGAAACTGGTGAAATAGGTATTACTGGTGAAAATTTAAAACTTATAATAGATAACGATACTAAGGATGTAAGAAAGAAAAAATACGAAAAAAGTGGTTTTATAAAAAGTGAAAGTACATACAAAGATAAAACATTTAAATTAGGAACAAATAATATGCTTTATGAATGGGATAGTGACGAAAAAATATGGGTTCTATCTGATTTTAATGCAGATAGTAACGACCCTGCAAAGGTTGCGGCATATCAACGTATAATAGAAGCATTTGATGCAGGAACTGGAGGTGCTATGGGTACAGTTTCATCAAATATTAAACAGTTTGACCAATATAGCTATGGTTATAAAATTTATAAGTTAAACAAAGTTAAAGGATTACAGATGGATAGTTTAGGAAATGTAGATTTTGATTGGATTAGAAGAGAAAACGATGCTGGAAAATATATAATGGATTATAATGACAACGATATAGTGTTAAATCGTATGAAAAAAGCTTATGGAGCTCTTGGTTTTACTTTTAGTTTTAATGATACAGATGACGATTTAACTGTTTATTTCCAAGATGTAACAGGTACTAAAAGAAAAGTAGGAACATTTACAACTGATAGATCTAGTAGTGACAGTAGAAAATCAGATGAAAACAAAATTATTTCGGCAATGGAACGCGAGTGGATGTTAAGCTATAGATACACGCAGCATTTTTCAAAACAAAGAATTGAGAAAAAAGGCAACAAATATTCAATAATAGGAAATTAAAATATGTATATATTTCAAATACCAGAAACTGGAGCTACATATGAAATACAGCCAAATGAAGTAGAAAAATTTCAAAAAGATAATCCTACTGCTGTTTATTTAAGAGGTGGCGAAGGTGGTGGTTCACAAAAACTTTATGTGGGTAATATGGTTTATTATGTTGAAAATCAAAACATAGATAGTTTTGTGCTTGATCATCCTGGTAAATTAATTGAAACCTTTGACATGAGGGAAGATCGTATAAAGCAGCAAAAAGCTTTAGCCGAAAAATATAAAGATGATCCTTTTACGTTAAGTACTTGGAAAGGTTTTGTAGACTGGTGGAAGGTAGGTGAAAGAGGAACTCAAGAAAAAAATACTTGGGCAGAAACACTATTAGGTAAAAACCAACTTACTGATTTTGTTTCAGATTTTTATAGAGGAGGTAAAAAAGGCGTAATGCAAGCTTTAGACATGGATGATTTGGCTTTAGCATTTAAAGTTAAAAATCGTAAGTTAACACCGGGTGAACAAAAAAGACTTTTTGAAGCAATAGAAAGACAAAGTGAGTATGGTATGAGCGATGAGATGATTGTTTATATGAACTCTAGGAACCCAATTACTGAAAACGGTACTTTTGATGCAATGGACGCTTTATCTGGAATGAGTCCTACGTTAATGTTTGAAACGTTTGCTAGTTCTATTTCTAGTATGGTAGTGGGACTTACTCAAAAGGAAGGTTTATCTTGGGCTTTAGCAGGAGCTGGGACTGGGGCGGCTGTTGGTTTTGGTGTTGGTGCTGGAATTGGTGCTATTACAGGGCCTGGTGCTTTAGCAACTGGTACAGTAGGTGCTGTATCTGGTGCTTTTGGTGGTTTGATGGGTGGTGTTGGTGGCGCGTTAGAAGCGACAGGAAAAGTTGGAGAGTTAATACGTGAAGAAATGAACAAGCTTGGTATGAAGTTTACTTATAAAAACTTTGAAAAGTTTGTAAAAGAAAATCCTGAAAAATTAAGAGAAATAAGAACTAAAGCTATCACTAAAGGTGTTACTATAGCTGCTGTTGATACTCTTGTAAGTGCCGCAACTCTTGGTTTTGGTAAAGCCGTTACAATGACAACACTACCAGCCGCAAAGCTAACTACCAGGCCTTTAGTAATGACAGGCGCTGCTTTTGTGGCAGAAGGCACTGGTGGAGCTACTGGTGAATATTTAAGTCAAAAAGTTATTGGTGAAGAGTCTGATCCAAAAGAATTATTTTTAGAAGCAACTGGTGGTGGACCTGTAACTGCTCTGTCTGTTTATAACCAAGTTATTAATCCACCTGTTTATGAAATTAACGATAGCCCAGTTAGTAGAAACGATATATGGGAGATTTTATCTGATCCAAATAGAAGCAACGCTGATATAGTTACTTCTGGTATAAATATTAAAAACGATCCTGTACTAGAAAAAGAATATAATTCTAGAAGAAAAGCTGCTCAAAAAGAGAACGCATTACCAAGAGATCCAAAAACTGGTAAACACATTATATCAGAAACAGATAGAAACTTATTATACATTTTAGAAACCGCTTTAGATACAGCTAAAGAAAAAGGAGCTAAATTAGTTGAGGTTTTAGGTAGACCTACAAAAGTAAAAGATATAAAAGAACAAATAGACGCTATTTACGATAGTTATGCTGATAAAACAACAACACCTTTAAAAGAAGGTGATGTTAAAAAATCTGTTGATGTACGTCGTCAATTAATGGAAAAGCAAGAAAAAGCAGGTCTTATACAAAAAGCAAAAGGCCTTATTTTTGAAGCTTTTGATTTTAGTGATGCTTTTAATACAGCGGTTAGTAAAAAACTAGGAGAAGGAGCAATAATTGAATACGAAGGAGCTGAAGGTATTAAATTTGAAGATGGTACTGTGTTTATAGATAGAGAAAGAGCTGTAGAAGTAGGTGCTTATGAGCGTGTTGGATCACACGAGGTTTTTCATAATATAACAGATAACAAGTTTTATAATCTTAGTACAAAAAAGAAAAAAGAACTTATAACTAATTTTAAAAAAGTACTAAAATCTAAATTAGATAAAAAAACTTATAGGCAAGTAGAAAAAGCAGTAGACGATGATAGTAAAGGTAGAGGTATATCTTCAGATGTTAATGTAGAATGGTTTAATAAATTTTCAGATCAAGTTGCTGACAGAGGAAAATATTACAAAAAAAGAACTAGTTTATTACAAAAATTAATACCGTTTTATAACAAGGCAATACGAGAAAATACAGATTATAAAAACTTCGAATTTAATAATGCGGAGAGCATGTTTAACTTTTTGGAAAATTTTGCTAAAGATGTTAGAGCTGGTAGAGATATTAGTTATGCAGAGCAGTTTATCGACACTGGTGGTAAAACTCAATTATCAAGAACTGAACTTGTTAGTGATATTAATAAAATGCAACAAGGCGCTAAAACTAGAGAACAGTTTTTAAAGCCAAATATATTTAACAAAATATATAGCTCTATAATAAAAGATGGTGGTGCTATAAATAACTATATAAAAAGCTTAAGATTAAGTCCTGAGCAAACAGAAGAAACTATAGATAGGGTTGCTGATAGATTAATGAATTTTAATCCTGCAGCGCAAAGAAAAACAGATACTGGTGAACCTATAACATTAGGTGAGTTTATAATGGCAAATGTAGGTTTTGGTAAACTAGATGCTGCTAAGAAATTAGCTACAGAAGCAGCTAAAACAAAACAAGAAAAAAGTATTGACGCTGCTAAAAGAACTAAAGAAGGCGAAAGAACTTTTGATATAGAAGATACTGACGCGACAGAACAACAAGATATAGAAGAACAAGACATATCACCTCAAGCAGAAGCAAGAAGAAAAGCAAAAGCTGATTTAGATAAAAAACCTAAAACATCTAAGTTAAGAAAAACACTAGGTATTGAAACTGGAAGTGAAGCATATAACACGGTTTTAGAAACAGCGCGTAAAGTTTTACTACGAGCATATGACACTGGCCGAAGTGTTAGAAACATACAAATAGCGTTGAAAAAAGAAGCTAATGCCTATATATTTAAACAAGTAAAAAACATGCTAGGTGTAGGTGCTAAGTATATACCTACTATTTCAAAACTTAGAGTAGAAATTATAAACTCTATGTTTACTGCTGATTTAGTTCAAATGGAAAGAAATGTTCCTGATAACGAAAAAGTTTTTACTAGATTTGTAAGAAAACTTACTAGAGTAGAAGATGTTCAAAATGCTATAGATCAAAATTTATTACAACCTTCTGAAATTAATAAAATAAAAAAAGGTCAAGCTGTAAATCTTTATGAAAAAGTAGTGCAAGTAGAAGGAGATCAAAAACAACAAGATAATTTTGTTGCATTTTTTGATCAACCGCTTAAAAACCCTATAACAGGTGTTAGATCTGGTTTAAAAGGTACTAGAAAAGATCAACTAACAACATACCTAGCAAACTCTTTAACGTTAGACGCTGTAATGCAAGTAGCTCAAGAAACTGAAGTTGCAGAAAAAAGACAGCAAATAGCTGAACTAAAAGGCGAGACAATAGATGATACTGATATTCAAAACTTATCTGTAGTAATAGGTAGAAATCCAAATGTACAGTTTTCTAGAACACAAATACTAGATGGGTTAGCTAATAATATATTAAATGTTTTAAACGATATAAAAACTAATAAAACTAGTTTAGATAAAGTTGTTGAGAAAGATGGTAAAAATTATTCTCTTAAAATAAAGTTTAAAAAAATATTTGAAAAAGGGCAAAGAGAACACTCTAAAAAAGATAAAGATCTTGCTGCGGAAAAAATATATAAAATAGTAAAAGCAAATGAGCATGCTGAAATTGTTGATGATCCTGTTTTAGAACAAAAACTTGTTAGTGATATAGTCAAACTTGGTAAAAAAGGTGAAAAACTTAATTTAGGTAATGCTTTTGAATATAGAATAAAAAACATAATATCTAAGTATACAAAAGTTTTAAACAAAACAAAACTTAAATTAAAAGGAGATGTATATATACCTCTTCTTAAAGCTATTACACTTGGTATAGAAGTTAAGCTTCATAAAGCTAGAGGCGTATCACAGCTAGTATCATTTAAACTTGAAGGCAATAAAATTATAGTTACATATCCATCTGTTTTTGGTGGTGGCAATGTTAAAAATCCAACGATAGATCCTAATACAAATAGGCTTTTTGATGATATAATGGCTGATCTGTTGATAGATCAATACGAGCAATTACAAGCAGATCTTAAAAAAGCTGGTTTAGGCGATATTGTTAATTTTGAATTAAACGAAAACCAAAGGCAATGGTTAACGGATAATGGTAGATCTAAATATTATACTACTACTGAAGTTACTTTAGACCATGTTATGAACGCTTACTCTAGCGGTAAGTATGGTAAAGCACCTCAGGGTATGATACAAATAGGTAATAAGTTTTTTAGAATGGTAACTAATAACGAAAAACTTAACAAAACTACATCAAAAATAAAAAATGACTGGAATATTGCTAATCCAGATAATATAATAGAAGATTTAGATCTCAAAGATAAAAACGGTAAAATAACTTTACAAGCCCGTATGGTTTTAGGTAAAAATGGTAAAGTTCAGTTTAGAGTAGAGCCATTACTTAATGAAAAAGAATTTGTAGATACAACGGCTAGTTTATTAGATGAAAAATTTACAAAAGCATTTATAGAATCAGCAAAAGAAACAGCTAATAAAGAAATTGGCGTAAACTTAAGTAAATCAGTAGAAAACGCAAGACAAACAGTACAGTACAGTAAAACTTCTAGAGGTATGAGTACTTTTGATTTTGATGAAACACTTATTGATAAAGGTAAAAACTTTATTATAGCTAAAAAAGGTGATAAAACTATAAAAATAACAAGTGGTGAATGGCCTATACAAGGACCAGATTTAGCAGAACAAGGCTACACTTTTGATTTTAGTGACTTTGTTAAGGTTAGAGGTGGTATTGAAGGGCCTTTATTACAAAAAATGCGTAATCAAATAAAAAAGTTTGGACCAAGTAATGTTTTTGTTTTAACAGCAAGACCGCCAGAAAGTGCTTCGGCGATACAAGGTTGGCTAAAGTCAAAAGGAATAAACATACCTTTAAAAAATATAACTGGATTAGGTGATAGTACTGGTCAAGCAAAAGCAGTGTGGATGCTTAATAAGTTTGCAGAAGGATATAACGATATGTATTTTGTTGATGATGCTTTGTCTAATGTAAAAGCTGTTAAACAAGTTTTAGATCAACTAGATATTAAATCTAAAGTGCAACAAGTTAGAGTTCAATTTAGTAAAACATTAGATACTGATTTTAATAATATATTAGAAGATATAGCTGGTATTGATTCAAAAAAACGTTTTTCAGATGCAAAAGCTAGAAAACGTGGAGCTGGAAAAGGTAGGTTTAGACTTTTTGTACCACCATCACATGAAGACTTTGTAGGATTATTATATAATTTTATAGGTAGAAGTAAAAAAGGTAACGAGCACAGAGACTTTTTTGAAAGAGCTTTAATAAAACCTTTAAACAAAGCATATAGAGAGTTAAATAGGGCTAAACAAGCTATAGCAAACGACTATAGAGCTTTAATAAAAGCTATGCCAAAAGTACGTAAACGTTTAGGTGAAAAAATACTTGATGGTGATTTTACTGTTGAAGATAGTATAAGAGTTTATTTATGGGATAAATTTGGCTTTGAAATACCAGGACTTAGCAAAACAGATCAAGCACAACTAGTAAATTTTATTAAAAATGATACTACACTACAAAATTTTGCAGATATTGTTGGTGAAATATCTAGGATGAAAGAAGGTTATGTGCAACCTGGTGATAGTTGGGAAATTAGTAATATTAAATACGATTTAGTCGATGCTACAGGTAGAGTTGGTAGAGCTAAGTTTTTTGCAGAATATCAAGAAAATGCAGATATTATATTTTCTAGTGAAAATATAAATAAAATTAGAGCTATATTTGGTGATAATTTTGTAGAAGCATTACAAGATATGCTTTATGTAAATAAAACTGGCTCAAATAGACCTACTGGTAATAATAGAATAGTTAATGCTTGGCTTGATTGGATTAACGGTTCTGTTGGTGCTACGATGTTCTTTAATATTAGATCTGCTTTATTACAGCAACTTTCTTTTGTTAACTTTATAAATTTTGCAGATAATAATATATTTAAAGCTGCTAAAGCTTTTGCTAATCAAAAACAATTTTGGGCAGATTTTGCTGCTTTATTTAATTCAGACTTCTTAAAACAAAGAAGATCTGGTGCTGCTTTTGATGTAAACGCTAGTGAAATAGCTAGAGAAGTTGCTTCATCTCGTAATCCTGTTAGAGCTGCTATAAAGTATATATTAAATCTAGGTTTTTTACCTACACAAATGGGTGATAGTTTTGCTATTGCTATTGGTGGTGCTAGTTTTTATAGAAATAGAATTAACACTTATATAAAACAAGGCTTAACGAAAGCAGAAGCTACTGAAAAAGCTTTTAATGACTTTATGGAAGTTGCAGAAGCAACTCAACAGTCATCTAGGCCTGATATGGTATCACAGCAACAAAGATCAACTCTTGGTAGATTAATATTAGCGTTTCAAAACGTAACGTCACAATACGTAAGGTTAATTAAAAAATCTAGTTTAGATTTAGTAAATAGAAGAATTTCACCACCATATACTACGCAAAAACAAAGTGATATGGCTAATATATCTAAAATAATATATTATGGAGCTGTACAAAGTGTTATATTTTATGGTTTACAAACAGCTCTTTTCGCAATGATGTTTGACGATGACGAGAAAGATGAAGATTTTTTTAAGACTAAAAAAGATAGAGTAATAAATGGTACTCTTGATAATATATTAAAAGGTATGGGTGTTGGTGGTGCTGTTATTTCTACACTTAAAAACTATGCTATTAAATTAGTTGACAACCAAAAAAGCAAAGAGTTTTTTAAAACACCAGCTTGGGAAGAGTTACTACAAATATCTCCACCTATAGGTATTAAAATAAGAAAATTAAGAAGTGCTGAAAGAAGTTTAGACTGGAATAAAGACGCTATAAAAGAAATGTCTTTACTTGATATAGAAAATCCTTTGTGGCAAATGACAACAACATTTATAGAAGGTCTTACAAATATACCATTAGCTAGATTACATAGAAAAATGCAAAATATAAGTGCTGGTTTAGATAATCAAAATGCTTGGTGGCAAAGAGTAGCTGTATTAGCTGGTTGGAGTAAGTGGGATGTTGGCATTGAAAATAAATCTTTACAAGAAGCCAGACAGCGTGTTAAAGAAAATCAAAAACAAATTAATAAAGAAACTAAACTAAAGAAAAAATACCCAGGTAAAACAAAACAAGAAATAGATATACTAGAAACCGAAAAAACTATATATGATTTAAATAAAAGAGAGCAAGAGCGTATATTACAACAAAATGGTTTAAATCCTAAAAATTATAAGCTAGAAAAAGATCGAGTTGACGCTATAATGAAACTACGCGACAAAAACAAAAACAAAATAGACAAACAAGTGTCTGATATACAAAATTACGTTCCTGATAAAAGCGAGCAAAGAGAAATTGATTTGTTTAAAATGAATAAAAACGAACAAGTAAACATGCTTATGAACTTAGGTTTATCTCCTAGTCAAATAAAAGAGCTTAAATATGAAGAAGATAGAGTTAAAAAAATCATAGAACTTGAAAACAAAAGAAAAAGTAAAAACCGTTAAAAACAAGTGATTGTATAATATATATATAAAAAGCAAAAATGGCAAAAGAATTAAATGAAGATACATCGTTTAAATTAAGCATAAAAACAATAATAGGTGCTGGCTTTGCGATAGCAACTTTAGCTGGCATGTGGTTTACATTACAAGCTGATATAGCAGAAGCAAAAGAGCTACCAGCTAACGAGTGGAATCCTGAGTGGGAAGAAAAGCTTCCAGACGCAGAGGTTACACGTATGGAGTTTGACATGAAAGATCAAATGATAAGACAAACTATTATGGACACAAAAACTGATGTTGATGAAATTAAAAAAACATTAGAAAAAATAGAAGACAAGCTTTATGACAGATAATATTAACTGGCCAACTCGCGTTATATACATGTTGATAATTGTTTTTATGTTATTTGCTAGTATATGTTTTGGTCAAATAAAAGTGGTTCAGTTTAATGCTAGTTGGAATAAAGCTAATGACGTTTCTTGGGTACAAAGTTTAAAAGATTGTAATACTATAGGTTACACAGATGTTGCTAAAGATGTTGATGCACAGAAAAAATATAAAATAGCATCTGTTCCTACAATTATAATATTTAAAGATGGTGAAGAAGTCGCTAGGTTTCAAGCTGATCTTAGTTTTACATTAGCCGCTACAAGAGAAGAAGTACAAGAAGAAATAGATAATCAATTAATGAGTGATTTTTAAATGAAAAATATTTTATTATTATTATTATTACCTATATTTAGTTTTGCACAAAATTGTGTTCCTACATTAGTAGCTACTGACACGTGTATGTATGGCTATGCAAGAACTTGGGTAGAGTGGCAACCACTAGACAGTGGATGTGTTATAGCTAATATTCATAGAGGTACACCTTATAATACTTATAGTTGGGGTTGGGGTAATCAAAACCAAACTAATTATTCTTTTTATAATAATTATAGTCCAGGTGATCCTTTTGCTAGTTCAGAGGGTTTTTGGATGGTTTTGGAAATGGCTGATGGTAGTTTTACCGATACAATATATGCTAGTGAATTTACATGTATTGAAGGTTGTATGGACCCATCATATGATAATTATAATCCTCTAGCTAATATACCTGATGTTTGTTTAGCAATACCACCACCACAAGACGATTGTTTAGATACTACAAAAACATCTATAACAATAGAGTTTGTGCCAGACACATATTCTGGCGAAACATCTATGAGTATTATAAATCAAGATGATAGTGTTTTATATAGTATACCACAAGGATTTTTTTGGAGCGTAGGTACTGGTAATACTTATACCGAAACAATATGTGTACCAATAGGTGATACAGTTGAGTTTATGATATATGACTCGTATGGTGATGGAATATGTGGAAGTTGTTTTGGTGGTGTTGATGGTTATGCCTTAATTACAGATGAGTGTGGTGATACTATATATAGTTTAACACCAGGTGACAACTTAAACTTTGGTCACGGTGACACATCAGATGTGTTTATAATGAAAGACTGTAGCTGGATACCTGTTGTTGGTTGTCCTAATCCAGCTTACTTAGAGTTTAATCCAGCGGCCGATATAGATAACCCAGCATTATGCGTTACACCTAGAGTAATAGGTTGTATGGATAGCACTATGTTCGATTTTAACCCTATAGCTAACACACCACTTATGGAAGACACTTGTGGTTATGTACTAGAGCTTACTGATGGTGGTGGTGATGGTTGGTTAGGCGCTTACGTTGTAGTAAATCAATTAGGTAATTCATATGGTCCTTACACTAATATAAGTTCATTTATTGAAACTATAAATTTAGAATTAAAATCAAACCACCCAGTTACAATTAGAGCTTACTCACAAACAAGCTCTGACGCTACTATAGATCAAATAGGTTTTAAATTAATAAACCCAGAAGGTGTTGTTATAGCTTCAGGTGGTACAAACCCTTGGAGTGACAGAATAATGTTGTTTCCAGATAAATACATAGCTTTGCCAAATTGCCCTACAATATGCACGCCTTATGTTTATGGATGTATGGATTCAACAGCTTATAATTATGATAACAATGCCAACACTAGTGATAGTAGTTGCTATTATGAACCCGGCTGTACAGATCCACAATATTTAGAATATTATACTCAAGGTTTTACTGCTGATTACAACAATGGTGATTGTCAAACAGAAGCTATATGGGGTTGTACTGATAGCACGGCGTTTAATTATGATAGTTTAGCTAATTTAGATAATGGTGGTTGTACACCTGTAATATTAGGTTGTATGCAGCCTTTAGCATTTAATTATGATGCTAATGCAAATACTGATGATGGTAGTTGTGTACCTTATATATATGGTTGTATAGATCCTACAATGTTTAATTACGATCCTATAGCTAACACTGATGATGGTAACTGTATACCATTTGTTTATGGTTGTACTGACTCTACAGCTTTTAATTATAACGAAGATGCTAATGCAGATAATGGCTCTTGTATTGAAATAATACATGGTTGTATGGATGTTAATGCTTATAATTATGATTTAACTGCCAACGTTAATGATACTACCGCTTGTTTGTATGATGCTGGTTGTATTACTGGTGCAGGTATACCTTATTGGTTAAACGACCCGTGTTATGCATGGGTTATAGATGTAGACGCTTATTGTTGTGAAAACGAGTGGGATAATATATGTGGAGCAACTTATGACTATTGCCAAGGTGCTTGGGTTGGTCCATTACCAAAACGTATGGCAAACTTAGTAGCTGTTACAGATTTATTAGGTAGACCTGCTAAAATAACTAAAAACAAACTGTTAATCTTTATATACGATGACGGTACAACAGAAAAGAAACTTGTAAAATGAAAAAAATATTAATATTAATTTTAATAGTTTTAACTTCTTGTGCTACACCAAAAACTTGTTGTGGACAATTTGTTTACAAAGGTTATGAATATGATATTAAAAATATATTAACTAATCAATTAAAATTTTCTACAGTATACGCTGCTGTTAACGGTGGTACTTCTATATCTGATGTTAAAACGTTTTC